GGAAGCTAGCGGAAGCCATGATCACACTGGCGACCGAGGCCGAGTTGGATCAGGAAGCAAAACGGTAACCCCGGCCCTTGCGGGCCATAATCTGAAAGGATTCAATGATGGAAATTATGACTATCCTGCAGGCGGCCATCACCATCATCTCCGTCCTCGGCGGCATCTTCGGCCTGCTCGGCAAGCGGAAAGCCCAGGCGAAGGTCGTCGAGGTCCTGTCGCACGTCGATGAGGTGCAGACGCTGGCATCGACCGCAATCGGCGCCGTCGACACCATCGCCACCACTATCAAAAACATGAAGGCAGTCGAGGTGGCCAAGGCCATCAAGGATTCCCGCGGTGAGAATCCGGCAGTCGGCGAGCTCATCAAGGAGCGCGTATCGGCCACGGGCGCCAACATCCTCTGATCCAACGGAGTGCCAGCCATGGCCGATATTCCCCGCGAGCTCGGCTCGCTGATCTCGATCGACGCGGCGGGCTTCATCCGGATGGTCAGCCACGAAGCCGCCCATGAGGCCGCGCAGAACGTGATCGACGACCACGTGAAAAACTGTCCGCACGTCGCCCAGATGGAGCAGAAGGTGCAGGCGGTCGATTCGGAATCCAACGCCCGCGATGCGAAGCTCAAGGCAGACGTGCAGATCAAACTCTGGAAGCTCATCGCGCTGATGGCCGGCTCCGGCCTGGTATCGGGAGGGCTGGTCAAAACGCTGTTGAGCGGGATGTAGATAATGGCGGACTTGCGAAACAAACGATAGGAGTAAAATCGAATGTCAGCACCTAACATGTCCGATGCGTATCGAAACGCGATTGGCGATGCGGGCGCGGCGCTCATCACGCACATCGGCCTGGTCGATGAAACGGACACCGAGATTGCGGGCGGCGATCCCGCGTACGCGCGCCAAGCGGTGACGTGGGTGGGGGCGTCCAACGGCGTGATCCGCCCGAACGCCGACCTCACGTTCAATGTGCCGGCGGCGACAACGGTTGCCGGTTGGCGCGGCTGGACGGCGCTCACTGCGGGCACCGACCGGGGCGGGCCGGATATCACCAACGAGGTTTATGCCAACCAGGGCACGTACAAGCTGCTGGCGGCGTCGAGCGGCGTGGATCACGCGAACCCGGTGTAAGAAAGTAAAAAGGCAAAAGGCAAAAGGATAGCCAATGCCGATCCGAGCAGACAACAGGCGGGTGACGCTGGCGGGGCCGCATGCGGATGCGGTGGAGCTTGCGGCGCGCAGGTGGGAACGGGGCGCGTGTTTCCAGAATCCTGACAGGACGCGCACGTTCATCTGCGGCGGTGCGCCCATGCACTTCCAGCAGGACGGCGAATGGCAGGAGATCGACAACCGCTGGCAGCCGGGCGTGGCTCCGTGGAACTACCAGATGACGGCCTGCGGGTATCAGGCGTTCGCACTGAGCAGGTTCGATGCGGGGCGCGTGGTGCGGTTGGAGAAGGCCGGGCGCTACGTCACGTATCAGCCGATGGCGTTGAACTGGTCGAATGACCTTGACCAGATTCAGCAGATTGCGATGCCCGCGCCGGTGCAGGGGGCGGTGACGAATTCGGGGGCGGATGCGCTGTGCCAGGGCGGTGAGTTGCGTTGGAGCGGGGCGTACGGTGCGGGCCTTGATTTCACCTACACGCCGTCAACGCATTTCTTCCGCAAGATTCTGAGCATCGAGTCGTTGAGCAGGATCGGGGCGCCGGCCGCCTACATCGTGAACGGCGGCAATCCGGTGTTGCAGATGAACTTCGTGTTCGCCAGTGATCTGGATTTGTGGATCGACGGCGTGAAGTGGGATGCGAGCAGCAGGCGCGACACGGCGAGCGTCGTGGAGTTCAGGGACGGGGCGGGGGTGTGCCATTGGTGGTGGGCAGTGCCGCATGCGACGGACGCGCAGGGCGAGCGGGTTGCGGGCACGTTGCGGGTGAAGCGACAGGGCGCGAGCCTCTATGTGTCGGTGCTGATCCCGCATGCGTGGCTGGCGGGGGCGGAGTATCCGGTGCGGGTCGACCCGGACACGTACGTGGCGAATGCGGATGATGGTTACATCTACGGGTCCGACTTTGTCTATGCGAGCGCACAGGCTACCAGTTACCGCGAGTACTCTGCACAGACGTACCTGCGAATCGGCCAGTCTAAAGTTGGCGCGCTATACACCGTTTATCGGGCATTCATTCGTTTTGATACCAGCGCGATCGAGGGCGATGTATCGCAGGCTAATTTGCATGCTACCTGTGTTGTGGACACATCCGACACGGACTTTGATATTGACATTCATAAGGCTGATTGGACTAGTCCGCATTCTGCGAACCGGGAAGCAAATTACGATGCCGCGTACAGCGCTGCCAAGGACGTAACCCTTCGGAACACGTCCGGCATTCCGACGAATACCGACATCGAGTCCCCAAACCTTGATACGACACGGATCATCACTGACGGGTACACCTATCTGGCCCTGAAATCGAGCCGGGATACCTCTGGCACGGCACCTGTTGCTAATGAATACATTGATCTTGCGAGCCAGAATAATGACACTGCCGCCTACCGGCCCTACCTATCTGTCACGGTATCAGAGGGGCCGCCGAGCGGCGGCGGCGAAGCATCGGTTGTCATTACTCCCGAGGGTGCCGGCACAAAGGCGGTGTCGGGGGCATCGGCAGCATCAGTTGTCGTGTCCGGCCAGGGAGCAGGCACGAAGCATGCGCAGGGCGGGGCGTACGCGATAGTCTACATCACGCCGCAAGGTACAGGATTCCAGCACGGCGGCGGAGCGGCGGCATCTGTCATCGTGGTGCCTGAGGGCGCGGGCACCAAGGCGGGCGCGGGCGCGGGCGAGGCGCCGGTCGTCGTTACCCCCCAAGGCACGGGCACGAAAGGCGCGGTGGGCGCGGCTGAGTCATCCGTCATCGTCACTCCGGTGGGCGCGGGCGTCAAGCATGCAGAGGGCGGCGCCTACGCCTATGTGATCATCGGTGGCGAGGGCGCGGGGACGAAGGCCGGCCAGGGCAGCGGCGAGGCGGGCATGGTGATCTCGCCCGAAGGGATAGGCAACAAGGCGGCGCAGGGCGCGGCGGACGCATCGGTCGTCGTTACACCCGAAGCCGTCGGCGCGAAATCGGCGCAGGGCGGGAGCGAGTCCGGTATCGCTGTTTCACCTGAAGGCGCCGGGCTGAAGTCGGCGCAGGGATCGGCGGAGGCGCAGGTCGTCGTGACGCCGGAGGGCGCGGGCTATCCGGTCACTGGTGGTGAGGGCGGCGCAACATCCAGCGTGGTCATCATGCCCGAAGGTGCGGGAGTGAAACACGCGAGCGGTGGCGGATACGCGATAGTCTACATCGGGCCGGTTGGTGCGGGCCGGAAATCGGCGACGGGCGGAGCTGAGGCCACCGTGACCGTTACAGGCGCGGGCGCCGGTAGCAAGACCGTGACGGGCGGCGCGGAGGCAACGGTGACCGTCCAGCCGGAAGCGGCTGGCTCCAAACACGCGCAGGGGGCGGGCGAGTCGGCGGTCACGATAGGCGCGGAGGGCGCCGGGCAGAAAACAGCGTCCGCCGGATCGCAGGCGACGGTGACGATCAGCGGCGAGGGCGCGGGAATCGCAACGCGCCAGGGCGGAGCGTACGCCCAGGTGGTCGTGATACCAGAGGGGGAGGGCGAGAAAGAAGAAGCGCGACGGGGCGGTATCTTCCAAGCGGCATTCCAAGAGGCATTCCAGCGGCCGTTCATAGGATGAATTATGGCAGACAAAGAGAAGCAGAAAACAATCATCGAGATCACGCAGGACTTGCCTGACGATGCGGTTGTTGTTCCACGGGAAACACGGATTGCGCTGAAACAGAGGCTGGCGGCGGTGGAGTTGGTGGAGCAGCGGATGGCGGAAGCTCGGCGCGATCTGACGCTCGCTCTGGCGGCGTGCGAGGCGGCGGGTGATGACGTGTCGGTGGCGGTCACAGATGCGTTGCAGGCGGCGCAGGCGCTGCTGCCGCGGAATCTTGGGGACTAACCGATGGCGCTTGATACAGTACGAATCGAGTTTACCCATCTAAATTTCGCGGTGGGCGCTCAACTGCTGATGCCTGGTTACCATCTGATAGACGGTGGCCTTTATGATATTCAGGTGGTGGTGTACAACGTGGCTGCGATCGCCGGAGACTGGACTGCCACGTTGACTCTCGATCGAACTATTCCTCCCGATGTCATACCAGTGCATTTCGAGCCCACGGCTCAAATCCTGAGTGCCGGGACGCTCCAGTACAAGGCGTTTCCGCTGAATTCGATATTGGCATGGGGAGGCGACAAACTGTGGATACATATGCAAAGCCCGAACGCCGCAGACAGTGACGTAGATGGCCACGTGCTGATCGCACAACGAAGCTTGGCTTTCCCGGTTGCTCGCCCCGGTGCGGCATTCGGCCTGCCCACAGTCGATGCCAACAACCGCATCGTCGGCATTCAGGGCACGGTGACCACGCTCGATGGGCTGAACACACCCCGCATCCAGCCGGGGGTGGCCTACAATGCCGCGACCGATACGCTCTCGGCCGTCGTCGTCGTCACCCGAAACGGCGTGACGCTGAACGTCGATACGTCGGTCAGCATGCGGCTATACACCGCGGCGGGCGTCGCCGTCTGGACGGCCGTCAATCTGGCAGAGGATGCGAACAACGTGTGGGCGGGCACGAAGTCCCCATCGGGGATGACCCCCGGATCCGCCTATTACCTGCACCTGATCGTCGTGCACAACGGCAGTACCTACACGCTGGACGTGCCGGTCGCGGCCGTGCCGTGATGGAGTTAACCCGTGAGGTTAATCGTTCCGGGCCAACTTGAAATCTGCCTGGGGGCGGCGCCCTCCGGCTCGACGGTCGACGAGGTCATCTACTCGCTGCTCCACGATGATCCCGGTGTCTCGCCGATCGTCGGCGTGCGGATCTATCCTCAGGAGCTGCCCCAGGAATCCGCACTGGCGGCACTGGTCTATGAACGGACGAGCCTCGATCATATCCGGAGCAACGACGGTGCCACCGGACTCGCCACCGCCCTGTACGACGTGACTAGTTGGGCGGAAACCTTCGTGGCCGCCCGCGAGCTCGCCGATGCCGCCCGCCTGGCGCTCGACGGTTACAGCGGAACGGTGGGCACCGTGAAAATCGGATTCATCATGCTGGAAAACGAGCTCGACATCCTCGAGGAACCATTATTCGACGAACGCCGCCGATGCGGCGTCCGACAGCAATACACCGTCTCCTATGACGAGACGATCCCGGTGCATTGAGAAAGGATGGAAGTCGTGGGCGTGGACTCGATCTATTCGATCCTGCATGACGACCCCGGGGTGCTTCCTCTTGCGGGCAGCCGCATCTATCCACAGGAGCTGCCGCAGGATGCCACATTCCCGGCCATCGTGTACGAGCGCACGAGCAACGAGCACCTGCAGACGCACGACGGCCCGACCGGATTGGTCACTGCCTCCTATGACGTGACGACCTGGGGCGATCGATTTCCGGATGCCCGCAAACTCTCGGATGCCGTCCGCCTGGCCCTCGACGGCTATTCGGGGACCGTCGATAGTGTGAAAATCGGGTTTATCATCATCGAGAACGAAGTCGATCTATTCGACGAGCCGCTGCTCGACGAACGCCGCCGTTGCGGCGTCCGGCAACAATATACCGTCTCCTATGACGAAACGATTCCCACTCATTGAAAGGGCCTGATCATGGCACTCACGAAAGCAGTAGTCGGGGGCGACGGGCTGGCAACCGAGCGCCTGTATGACGATACCGGCGGATTAGGACAAACCTCGAGCAACGTCTTGTCCATTGTGGCGAGTTCCGGGGTTGATACTCGGGTATGGAAATCCCTGGCATACACCATCCTGAACACGCACGGTGCGAATGCCGTCGACTGGACAGTCTTCGGTGCCAACACGGCTGATTTTTCCGATGAGGTCATCGTCCAGGTTGCGGCTACCGTTGTGCCGGGGGACGCCGATTCGTACGCCCTGGCCCAGGCGCCATTCGCATACTACCGGGTCAAGATCGTTTCCACGGTGGCCGATTCGCACGCCACGTGCATCGTCCGCGGCGTACAGAAATCCTGACCGGCCACCGGCCGGCTGACTCCAGAAAGGAGCTGATAGCATGGCAACTCTCGCATCCCGCGGCTACAAAACACTCGTCGGCATCTCCACGACGGCCGCCGCCAATACCACTACCGACCTGCTCGGCCAGTTGGTCAGTGCCGGCGGTCCCGATCACAGCGTCGAGGATGTCGACGTGACGAACTTCGATTCCACGGGCCGCGCCCGCGAGCATTGGGAAGGCATGATCGAGGGCGGCGAACTCAAGTTCGCCATGGTCTATAACAAGGCCAAACAGACGACGATTGCCGCAGTGCTCGCCAGCACGTCCACCAGCAAATCGATCATCATCAAGTTCGAGGATGCCGGTTATTTCCTCTGCCAGGGTTATCTCAATGCCTATGGCATCGAGCCCGCCGGCGACAAGGACGTGGTCCGTGGCAGTTTCGGTTGGAAGGTCAATGGCCTACCCGCCTTCACGGCGGGCTGATAAGGAGTACTAGGATATGGCAAGCTTGGCTTCCCGTGGATATAAGACCACGGTGTTCATCACGGTCGCTTCCACACAGGCAGCGAGCACTGATACTGCAATCGGTCAATTGGTGAGCGTGGGCGGCCCCGATGCGAGCGTCGAGGACATCGACGTGACGAACTTCGATTCGACGAATCGCGCCCGCGAGCACCTCGAGGGCATGATCGAAGGCGGCGAGATCAAGTTTACCGCGGTCTACGCCGCGACCGCCCAGGCCGCCATCGCCGGCATCCTGACCAGCACGTCTACCACCAAGGCCATCCTCATCCAGTTTGAGGATCTCGGTCATTTCCATTGTCAAGGCTATCTGAACGCCTACGGCATTGAGCCGGCCGCCGATAAGGACGGCGTCAAGGGCTCCTTTGGTTGGAAGGTATCCGGCCTTCCAACATTCGCCGCGGCATAACCCGTAAGATCAGAAAGGAAATCACATGGGCACAAAACCGGGAGATTTGGCGCGAGGACTTGCGAAGTGCACTCTGCCACTTACCCGTGAAGTCATCCTGGGGATCAGAGATTCCCGCATGGAATTGGTCGAGATCCCGGAATGGCAGGGCGACATGTACATCCGCTCGCTGACCGCCGCCGAGCGCGACGACTGGGAAGCGTCGATCGTCTCGATCGACGACCAGGGCAACCGCCAATCGAACATGACGAACCTGCGGGCGCGGCTCGTCGTGCGCACCGCCTGCCTGGCGGACGGCAGCCTGCTGTTCATGGAGGCAGACGCCGAGGTCCTCGGCAGCAAGTCGGCGTCAGCCGTCGATCGTGCGTACGCGGTCGCCGCCCGGCTCTCCGGGATCTCTGGTCAGGATGCGAGGGAACTGGAAAAAAACTCAGGGGCCGGCCCGAGCGCCGGTTCCTCTTCAAGCTCGCCCTCGCCCTCGGCCTCACCGTAGCCGAACTCGGGCAACGGATGTCATCGCGTGAATTCTCAGAATGGCAGGTCTTCGCCGCCAACGAGCCGTTCGGCGAGGAGCGCGCGGACCTGCACACCGCGCTCCTCTGCTCGGTGCTCGCGAATGCCTGGGGCGGGAAATCGGAGATCAAGGACTTCCTGCTGAAGTTCTGGCAGCCGCCCGAACCGATTCCGTCGAACGATTCCTTCAGGGCATTGTTCATGGGGATCACGAAACAGATGGGCGGAAAAATCGAGTAACCGACAATGGCCACAATCGCAAACCTGCTGGTGAACCTGGGGATGAACAGCGCCGCCTTCGAAAGCGGAGCGAAGCGTTCAGGCGGAGCATTGCGCGGCATCGCCCGCGACGTACAGGCAGCCCAGAGATCGGTAACGAATCTCGGAAGAATGGTGATGGGCGCATTCATCGGCCGGTCGGCGATCTCCGCCGTTCGATCGATAGTCAGCGAGGTCGAATCGGCCTCGAAGACGGCCGGCGGCTTGGCAAAAATCAGCGAAGCCTACAAGGTCGATCCCTCCGCCATAGTAGCGGCCACGAAATCGTTCCGCGAGCTCGAGCATACGATCAAAGGCCTGCTGATCGGCGCCCTGGCCGAGCTCGCCCCGGTGATGACGGCTATCGCGCGCATCGTGCGGCAGGCGGCGGAAAGCATCAGTGCATTCTCCCGGCAGACCTTTGGCTCGGTGGGGAACGTACTGCGGGTTGTGGCTTCCTGTTATGCCCTCATCAAAATCTGTGCGGCGCTCGTCCCCGTGATCAACGCAATAGTCCGCGCAAAAAAGGCCTGGGTCAGCATCACCGTACTGCTGCAGAGCGTGACGGGAGTCGGATTGGAGAAGGCGCTGGTGGGGCTGGCCGTCGGCAGCGTGGCCGTGCTTGCGTTGAACGTGGCATTCGACAAGATGATGGGGTCCGCGCAGGGAGCAGAGACGCACATCATATCCTTCAGTCAGGCGCAATTGGACGCCGCTTCCGCCGCCAAGCAACTCAACGCCCGGCTCGTGGAGCAGGCGAGCGTCGCGGACGGAGTCGCCCGCCGATTCGCCGTCGCCGCTAACATGGCCCGGCATGGGGTTTCCGAAACCATCGCCACACTCAAGGCCCTGGGGGCCAGCTACGAGATCATCGAGTCCGCTTTGCGCGAAGAACGCGGCATCATCAGGATCGAGATGGCTAGGGCGAATAAGAAGTCGCTCGACGACATGATCGCGCGGTTGAAGGAACAGGTCTTCGAGCTCAAGAATTCGGCGCTCGCCGTTGAACTCTATCGGGCCAAACTGCTCGGCGCGAGCACCGGGCAGCTTGCACTGATCTTCAAGCTGCATGCGCAGACGCAAAGCCTCCAACTTGCCAAGAAGGCCGCCGATCAATTCACGCAGGCTCAGGACCGGATGAAGGCGGCCGGCGAATCGCTCCGCAAATCATTGGCAACTCCCTGGGAATCGCTAATTGACCGGCTCAAAGAGGTACATGAGATGTTGGCGGCCGAGGCGATCAATGCCGAAACGTTTGGCCGGGCCGTCCGCGGTGCCATGGGCGAGTACGCACGTTCCGTTGGTCGCGCGTTCGGCACTTACCGCCTGGGTAACCCGCTCATATCCATCGAAAGCATGAAAACCGGGGTCGGCGGGAAGACCGCAGTGAATGTGCTTCAGGAATTGCGCGAGGCGGGCAAACTCGATACCGGGCTCTTCAAACGGATCGCGGCGGCAGTGGAGGCACCCGCAGCATGAGCGTCATCAGCGATATCATCCGAGGATCCGGCGGACACGTCACGCGGACCGGGTACCAGTTCGAGCGCATCTACGTCGTCAGTCAGCTCACGGGCGACGCGGAGAGCATCCTCGTGAATGCCCTGCTCACGTCTGGCGTACCGCGCGTCGGCGATCCCCATCCCACGATCTACTACTGCTACGTCGAGGAGGTGTCGGTCGAGCCGGAGAGCAGCACGATAGTTCGCGTGCGCGTGGTCTACAAGAATCCCAGCCCCCGTGTGGGCGTGTCCGGCAAGACCATCGAATACAATTCCAGCCGCTCGTCGAAGACCACCGACAAGGATAAGGACGACAATGTCCTGACGGTCACCTACAACTCCGAAAGTCATCGACACGGCAGCATCGACGTGCCGAACACCGAGCGGAGTATCATCGTCACCTTCATCACCACGGACGATCCGGAGAGCGACATCGACACGTTCGATGGCACGGTGAACTCCGGTAGCTGGCACGGACGCGATGCCCGCTGCTGGTTCTGCGTGGCCTCTGCCCGTTCGAGCAATAATGGCGTCACCTGGGAAGTGCGGTATGAGTTCTACCTGAACCGCATGACCTGGGATCGGCTGCTGGAATATTACGACAAGGAGGGCAAGATTCCGGACGACGCCACCGAGACCAACGGACGGACCTTCGCCCGCTGCATTCCCGAATCCAATTTCATAGGCCTGCCATTCAGACTCTAAGGAGCTGCAGATGACAACGTCCGCCACCTTTCCAAACGACGTAACGATCAGAGGCATGATCAATGCCGGTTCTGTTAATTTCAACGAGCAGGTGAAGAATAGCGACATCTCGCCGACCGCGCATCTCGATTACGACAAGGTCGAGCACCTGCATGCGATCCAGATCGAGCGCCAGGGCATCAGCACCACAGCCAGCACGCACATCGCGCACATCGTCAAGGGAGCGTTCGGCTCGGTTGTCGCCGTGCGCGTGGCCTGCGCCGTCGTCCCGAGCACTGATTCCGCCGCCGCCTGTGTGATTGACGTGAAGAAAGGTACGACGAGCGTCCTCACCGAGACTATCACGCTCGACAATACGAAGACCGCCTACCTCTCGATTTCCGGCACCATCGTCACTACCGGGGTCAAGGACGTGGTCGCCGGCAATATCTTGGTCGTGACGATCACTCCGACTACCCATACCAGCGATTGCGTCGAGAGCCCGGGCGTGACCATCTACGTGCGCGAAGACGGCACATAGCAGGCCGGGCGTCCCGCCTGTGGCTAATCTGGGGTTTCCACGTGAAACGAGTTGTGAAATCAGTGCGCGGGGGCCTGGTCTCCCGCACCAAGCTCAACCAGATCGAAGACGCGATCAACGACCACGGTGCACTGCACGGATGCGATGGCCTGGTGGTGGTGGACGGCAACGGCATCAAGATCAATCTCGGCGAACTCATCAGCCGCCTACCGAAGGCCGGAGCCGTCAGACGCGCAGCAGCCCAGGGAAATGCACCGGCACACCCCCAGCTCACCGTGCGGCTCGTCGACGCCAACGGCGTCTGTTACGGCGACGAGTTCAACGTCGAGAACATCCAGGGCGAGAACTGGGATGACATGGTGCCGCTGCTCGCCGCGGATCATTTGCTGCTGATCACGCAGGCCGATAATGGAATCTGGTACGGGATGGGATTCTGGTATCTGGGAGCCTGCGCCTGATGGCGAACGTGAATGTGCCAATCTGCCTGCGATCATCGGACGGCAAGCTGATCGCGATCGATACCAACTGCAACGACGTACAGATGCCCGCCTGCTTGAACGCGATTGATGGCAAGTTGTGGATCTATCATACATACTGCGATGGCATCGGCGGAAGCGATGGTTGGTATCAGCTCTGCCCGGCGGCCGGCGGCGGGCTGCAGATCACGATCCCGGATGATTGCTGCGAGGCAGACTGCCCCGATTACTGTTCGTCCGGTTGTCCCGGACACGAATATCGTCTTGTGAGCGCGGACTTCGATGTTGTCGTCGACAACTATACCACTGGAGACTGGAATTCGGCATGGGAATGTGCATGCGACTGGGGGGGCTGGTGTTCTGCACTGCTTGCCGGTGTCAGCCCCAGCGGTTGGAGCGCATGGGTGAGGTACACCAAGGAAGACCCTTGGGAAGGAGCATTTCTTGCATGGACCGGTATCGAATTCCTCGTGTGCGATGGGGTAACGAATGTCACCTGGCAGCGCGAAACATATCCTGTATGTCCCTCGGGCTTCGATCTCTTCCCCATAGCTGACATCTCGGGAACCATCAGCAGTGTATGATGCCGACCCCCCAATCTGGCTTTCTCAGTGGCAGGCGCGCGGCGGTGAGCGGTTCATGACCTATGCGGCGTTCACCGAGCCGAAACGCCGGGCATTAGCCGAAGGGCGGCTGAAACTGGTGCGGCCAGCGCGGGCGCGCGCCCAGCAACCGGAGTTCATCGCCCAGCGTGAAGCCATCTGCCGGGCCTGCGAGCACTTCGACCGCGCGATTCCCCATCCCTGCCATTGCCGGCTGATCCCGGCAGCCGCCAGCCACTGCTACCAGCGGCGGCCGACCGCCTCCTGCCCGGCCGATCCGCCCCGGTGGGGACCGGTGAAACTGGTTCCATGATCCGCGCGGCGCTATCTCCCCGCGCGGCCAACGCCGGGTGGCGACATCTGTCGCAGCCATCCGCCCGGCCGAGCGCCCGGTTTTCAATTCCTTTCCCGGGCAGCTCAGCGGCTGTCATCAGCCGTACCCCTCCGGCCAATGCCCAGCCGGAGGGGTTTTTTTTCGATGCCACTAAAGGACTGTCTTGAGTGGCACCCCCGAAAAACTTGACAGCTCCCCGGATCCGTGGTATCATGCCAATATGAAAGGCCGACGCCATCCTCGCGACCGCCACGACCTCGAATGCCGCCGCGACGAGTTGGAGCGCTGGACTGCCGCCATCTTCTGGATTCTGGAGAACATGCCATGCCCACTGCCACGACGCGAATTCCCGTCCTCTTCATCCTCTTCATCCTGTTAGTTCTCCCTTCCTGTCTTGTTCCACTGCCGCCCTCTCCCCATCCCCCGGTCCCCCCGGGGCTGCAGGACGGATCCTATCGCGTCTACCGCGTGATCGACGGTGACACGCTGATCCTCCTGGACGTTGGCCGCGTGCGCCTGGCCAACGTCGATGCCCCCGAGCTCGATACTCCCGCCGGGATCGCGGTCCGCGACGAGCTGATCGCCCGGATCGGCGACCGCCCTGTCCACGTGGAGTTCGTCCGCCGGAAGAAGGCGTCGACCGCCGGCCCCGTCGGGAGCGTCGTCTTCGACCGCTATGGTCGCATCCTGGCAACGATTTCTCCCTGATTTTTTTCTGATTCCCCGCCGATTCCGAAATTCCCGCACCCACCGCAGAGATTCCCGACAACAAATAGTGAAAGAAAACGGGAAATAATACTTGACATTGGGCGGATTGTGTGGTATAATATGGTAGAAGATGAGGAGAGCACCGATGACCGAACGACAAAAACAGTGGGCCGGGATGAACTGGATCCGCCAGACAAAACGTCTCGCCATCTACCTCCGCGACGGCCTGTCCTGCGTCTACTGCGGGATCAGCGTGGAGCACGGCGCTCAGCTCAGCCTCGACCACCTGACGCCCGAGAGTCAGGGCGGAGCCAATGACGCCCGCAACCTCGTGACCTGCTGCTCCCGTTGCAACAGCAGCCGCGCGGACCGCCCGGTCCGCCGGTTCGCACGCGCGGTCGCCAATTACCTCAATCACGGGGTCAGCGCGTCCGAGATCGTCAGCCACGTCGAGAACTGCCGCCGGCGGACGCTCCCCCTGGATGACGCGAAGCAGATGATCGCCCGGCGTGGATCCGCGGCAAAGGCGCTCGCCGCTCTGAGGAAATAATCCCGGCCTGTGGCCGGCAACCGAACCCGGCGGAATCCGGGAAGGGGATACGACCATGATGACCTTGGCAATGCAACGGACCATCTGCAATGTATGGGATGCGGTGCGAGCGTATCGGCGCGGACGCGTGACACGCGAACAGGCGGTGCGCATCATCAACAGCATCGATGCCAGCGTGCAGACGCGAGCAGAGGCGATGACGGCAATGAGATGAAGGCTTCCGCAATGGCTAGCCCGGTGCCTAACCGGGCATTGTGGCAACAGGATTGAGGAATGGACGTAGTTGCCGATAAACGCCCCGCGCCCCACCGGCCTGGCCGGGTTCGACTCCCGGCGCGGCGCCCAGACAAGCCGCTAATGTGGCGGCGAAGGTGGCAAACCGGGTTGCCATACATACCCGGCGGGATTGGGGCCTGCCCGAAACGTCCCCAGGGGTAATGCTATGTTTGAGGTTAGCACACATTGGTTCGAGGGCGCGATTATTGACGGTTGTCCCAAGAGCGGCCTCGCAGCAGTGGATTTCCGACGTGCGGCGGGTCTGCCCGAGGCTCCGTCCAATCAGATCGAGATCACTGATCTGCGGGTGACGTCAGAGCCGTTGTTTCGCGAACTGGCAGAACGGCTGCCAATCGGTGCGACTGGCGGCGCCGAATGGTACTGCCACATGCAGGTGCCGCGCACCGCAAATGATTTTCGATCGGTCGGCTACGGCAAGGAGTACTGTGCGGATTATGTCCCTGTACTCCCTGCATCTGAGATCATCGCCCTGATCGCAAGAGATCATCAGGCGTGGGTGCGATTGCTCGTCGCCTGGGATGCCGAGTGCACGCGGCTGGTTGCAGCCTACCGCCTGGAGGATGACCGACGCGAGCAGGCCGCCGCCGAACAGAGGCGCGTAGCCGCCGAGCGCGAGGCACAGATCGCTGCGGCGCGCGAATTGCTCGCCGATGATCTGAGCCATGGCGAAATGGCCAAGAGAAATCTACGGATCGTCGCCGAGTTCCTCGCATCGGTGCCCCAGGATGCTCTGCTCGGGACGTTGCGATCTCTGACTGCATCGGCGCCTAACGAGGCGATAGCCGAGATGCGCGCCCGCGTCGAGAACGCCTCGCCTGTTGTCATTTTCGACGACGATGATGAGGACGATGATGACGACGATGACGAGGACGAAGATGAATCGTAAGCCGATCATGCAGGCCGGCTGCCCCCTAGGCCATCTCGAGGTCTACGGGGCGGCCGGCCGATGGGAACTCCACGTCGCGTGGACCGGCCAGCCCGAGACGCGAGTCCTTCGCAATGCGACGGGACAGCAGGTCCTCACCGAGCTCGGCCATCTGAGCGAACAGTTCGGCGACCCCGCATACGATGAAATCGCAGCCCCGATCCAGGCGGCATTCCGCGTGATCGCCGCCGCCGGCAAATGATGCAACTGCCGCCCACGATGGACGGCCCCTTGAGGAGCACGATGATCAAGCGAACCGAACTCCAACGAACAGAGAAGACCTGTAACCTTTGTGGATACCACTGGTTTTCGGACCGACGCCGGCCGGTCCAGTGCCCGCACTGCCGCAGCACGCGCTGGGACTATCCGCCCGAAGAGCTGCCGGCCGGATCCATCGGCCGCCGCGGCCGGCCCAGAAAGGAACTCTGAAAACAATCTCGCCCCTGACGCAACACCGCCAGGGGCGAGCGGCGACCTTTCGGCCGCCAGGCCCGACAACGGTTCAGGCGTTGCCGAGCGGAAGCACATTGTAGCACCGCCCGGGCGCCAAGTCAAGTATCTGATCGTGCAGGAGACCAGGCATGAAACGGATCTTCGCTGCAATCGTGCTGGTGTGTCTGCTGGCGGGGCCGTGCGTTCCCCAGCGGAATTACGGATTGATCATCATCTCGGACATCTCGCCGGTCATCGCGAATCCGGCCCAGGTCGGGCAGATGTGACCGCACATCTGAAGACCGATGTTCGCCGCCACTCAAGACCACCCTTGGGTGGCGGAGATTTTTTCCTTGTTTTCTGCGGATTCGGTGCTACCATTTCGGTAGCGGGAATGTTTCGGGTCACGACTTTTTTCGGGGGAATCGCCATGAACACACGGACCATCCTGGGCATCGTCACCATCAGCACCATGCTGGTTATCAGTCTATCGGCGTTCGCCGATGAACCGGATGCGGAGATCGATGATCTCCCGGCGGAGTTGACGCGCCTCCAGGCCGAAAACCAGGAACTGCGGGATAAGGCCGAGCGACTCGAGAAGTACAATCAGGACTGGCACGATTGGTACGTCTACCTGACAAAGCTCTGCGATGAACACGGCATCGAATACAGAAACCGGCTAGACCACGTCCAGGAGCCTCAGCCAGAGCAAGTCGATGCTAGCAAGCCTATCAAGGCTATATGGGCAGGTTTTCGAGGGATCCAATGGGGCACGGAAATTGGGGAGATTCCCGGACTCACCTTCAGAGAGAATAGGCTTGGCCTGGTTTGGCATACCAGGGATGCGGATGTTCTGAAAATTGGGAATGCGGACCTCTTTTCCATCCAGTACGGTTTTTACAAGGGGAAACTCTGCTCTGTATTCATCAGTTGTCTTGGGTTTGAAAATTCGCGCGCCTTCGAAGCTGCCGTGCGTGCCACGTACGAAAAAGGAAGCGATAGGGGGTTCTTCTATGATAAAATTTGCATCGGCGGAGAACGAGATAGAAAGGTAGAAGTGTTCCTTTCAGACAATATCCTTGATGCATCGTCATGCACGATCACCTACCGGCCTATTGAACAGCAACAGAAACGGGATGACGAGGAGGTTGCGAAAGGTGCGGCAAAGGACTTTTGATTCGAGCTCGGATCAGCCATCCCGTGCGCACGAAGTGAACGCGCCGGGCCGAAAAGGCCGGGATAGACCGGGAACGTTCCGGACGTGATGGTACTCGAAAAGGCCTTGCGGCACAAGGAGTTACGGGGAATGCGGCGGCTAATGCGGATATCTCGAAATGGAGCCAAACGGCTGGATGATCCGTGAGGCGAGTATTTGATTCGCTCCATCCTGATCACAAAAACCCGCACCCTATGCGGGTTTTTCTGTTTCGCCCAATGCGCGGGCGATCAGGTGTGAACGCGCGGTGAACACATACCGGCGGTTGCGGTCGATGCGGATGCGGCCGCGCGGGCGCAGGTGGGCGTAATACCGCTGGGTGGTCTGCGGGCTGGCATGGTGCGTCCAGGCGGCGATATCCTCGATGGGCTCGCCCATCAATGCCAGCCACGAACAGAAGGCGTGCCGGAGGCTGTGGAGGGTGAACTGATGGCCGGCGGATCGGCACGCCCCGCCGAAATGATCCTGGAGATAACTGTAGGTGGCGACCCGCTCCCTCCATATCCGCCGACCGATGCGGCTGAGCTCGGGCGACCAGAGCGGGCAGCCGTCGTCGTACCGGAGCTGCCACTCGACGCCCCGCTTCGTGTGCGGTACGCGGATGCCGGTGTCGGTGAAACAGGAGAGATCGAGGCTGGTCAGGCTGCCGCAACGGAGGCCGGTCAGCGCGAGGAACGCCCAGAGAGCCTTGTCGTACGGGGCGGACGCGCGGACGATCTGCAGCAGGTCGCGGGGCATCGGGAACCGGACCAGGCGGGGATGCTCGGGCACCGGGGAAGTCTTGACCACGGGGTTCAGCTCGAGCAACTCGTGTTTGCAGGCCCATGTGAGCCAGGTAAGAAGGATGCCGCGATGCTTATTCTGGGTGCGTGGGCTTCGATCTGCCAGCCTCTCGAGGTATCGCTGCACGTGATGGACGGTGATCCCGGCGGCGGGGCCTGGCGGGCATAAGCCGACGAACTGGCTGATGGCGAGATCAATGTCCGCCAAATGCTTGACCGATACCTCCCGGCGGACGAGGTCGGCCCGGTAGCGGGCGTAGAGCTCCTGGGCGGGGACCTCGATGCCCGATGTGATCCCGAGCTTGCGGGCGGTGATCCGGCTGCGCTCGGTGCGGAGATGGTCGCGGAGTTGCTGCAGGCTGAGTGCGGGGCCGAGCAACGCCCACTGGCGGATGACGGGGCCGCGCCGGCCGCTCGGCCGGTAGCAGACGAAATACACGCCGGGCCGCTCGAGGTCCTTCCACAGGCCCCACTCGACCGGCTGGAGGGGATGGCCGCGGTAGAGCCAGGGTTTTCGGCTGATTTCACTCGACATGTGACCGCTTCTGGCCTAACTGATCCTCAAGGGTTCGAACCCGTTCGGAGAGAGCATCGATTTTCTGCTGCTGTTCGGCAATCCGCTCTTCTTTGAGCGTCAAACGTCGGAGCAGCTTCATCCAAGTCCGTTGCATGATCAGCTCCCAATCCCCCGATTCCGCATATTCTCCGAGAGTCTCGGCTACTACTTCGTTGGCGATTCTGGCTTCGAGAGAATAGCGGTTCTCGTCGATTCCGAGGAGAAACCACGCAACGGTTTTTTCAGAAACAATGGCCAAGATTTCTAGAGATTTCCGACGAGGCATGCGACTTCCGATTTCCCATCGGGATAGCTCATTCTGCGTCGCTCCTATCAACTGCCCAAATTCCTTTTGGTTGATCTTTCGGCCGAGGCGTTGGCCCCGTTCGATGCGTTCAACGCGGATTCGGTGCCCCACATCCTTCCAAAACTCTTTGCTTTTATGTGCGGTTTGCACGATTTCCCATGTATTCCGGAAAAATATTTCAGTACGTAACTTCAACTATGACAATGAGTTACGACTCTCCAAAAATTATATACCACGAAATGTCATTTTTGTCCTTGACATTTGCCAGATCATGGGTTATAATTCCCTGTGACGTTGGGCGCAGCCCCAAAACAACCCCTGACGGCGAGCCGGTCCTTCCACGCGCTCAACGTCAAAAACGCAACGAGCCGGTGGACCGTCACGGATAGCAGCAGGGGAGGCCCGAGGTTAGCGCCGACCGGCCTCCCCGCTGCAACTGCCTGCACCGGCGGATGGTGCGCGGCGACCGAAGACGGTCGCTGCGGTCGCGACGACCGCACGGATGCCACCGAGCCGGGCAGGGGACGGGCATTGTATCCGATGGACGCGCAAGAATCAAGGCCCAAAATTCGCCCTGCAAAAGCAAGCATACCACGATTTTTCGGTTTCTCCAAACATTCCACTGCCTCCAGTCAAGACAGTTCTTTAGTGGCGGGCAAAATAACTGCAAAATCCGTCGGCTGGGAGTGGTGTGAAGATACCTGCGGCTGGCGATATATCGTCAGGCGGGAGGTGCAGGTGTGCTGACAACTTATTACAACGAACTCGATGCGTCTGCCGCTACCTGGCTGCGGGAGTTGGTCAAGGCGGGGTGCATCGCCGCGGGCGACGTTGACGAGAGGAGTATCGCGGATGTGCGAGCAAGCGACCTCAAGGGATATGACCAGTGTCATTTCTTCGCCGGGATCAGCGGCTGGAGCTACGCCCTGCGGCTCGCCGGCTGGCCCGACGACCGACCTGTTTGGACAGGCTCTGTCCCCTGCCAACCCTTCTCGTCGGCGGGCAAACGCAAGGGCACGGCAGACTCAAGGCACCTGTGGCCGGAGTTCTACCGGCTCATCGGCGAGTGCCGCCCTGCAGTCGTCTTTGGCGAGCAGGTTGAAGCGGCGATTCGACTCGGCTGGCTCGATGGAGTATTCGCTGACCTGGAGGGAATCGACTACGCCTGCGGGGCGGCCGTTCTGCCTGCTGCGTGCATCGGGGCGCCGCACATCAGGCACAGGATTTGGTGGGTGGCCGAGTCCGAACGCTCAGGAGTTCGGGGCGACCAACCTGAAGCGTCTGGCAGAGCGCAGGGCGGAGTATCAGCAGAAGTACGGCAACAACGGGTTCGGACTGACACTAGGGCAGGCGAGCCGGTTGTGGCTGGCGGGCTGGGCAACACCGAAGGGGCGGGAGCAATGCCAGCAGAACAGCAGGGACAATTATGCGGCGCTCAGCAAGCAGGCACAGTTGGCCGGCTGGTGCACTCCGACCTCGCGGGATCACAAGGGGATCGATCAGAACTTCCACGACGGGGCGGTGAACAACAGTCTGCCGAATCAGGCGCATGGTCTGAATTCGATCTCGTCTGGTGCCGGGATGGGAGGGCGCGGCGCATTGAACCCGGCACATTCCCGCTGGCTCATGGGGTTCCCGCGCGAGTGGGACGCCTGCGGGGTTACGGCAATGCCATCGTCCCGCAAGTCGCGGCCGAGTTCATAAGGGCATATCTCGAATGCTGACTGATGCACGACAACTGGCGGGGCTGAGGCGGATGGATCCGCAGATTGCGCAGATTAGGATGGCACGGCCCCGCCAGGACGTCGAGCCGCTGCGCATTCCGGGGCCTGCGAACGGCAGATGGTACTCGGCGGAGGAGGTGGCGGAGCTGCTCGGGCGGAAAAAGAAAACCGTCCGCGACTGGATCGCGACGGGCTTGATGCGGCATGGCCAGCGGATCAAGCTGAGGTCCATGCGCGTTCCACGTGGAATGATCGCGGAAGGGGAGCTCAGGCGGTTTCTGGAAAGCATGAACGATGAACGATGAACTCAGAAAGGAGATCGGGCATGGATGAGAAGATGAATGCGAATGATCAGAGTTTCGATCCGGCGGGCAAGCCGGTGATCGAGCCGTTGGACGAGGGGAGGCTCGCGGGGCTATCCAAGGAGCTGAAGTGGCTCGTGAGGCAGGCGGACCAATGCTG